AATCTTAAATGAACTGCTACTGGTGATAGAGATGCCAGGTCCAACCTGTACAGCAGTGTAGTTTGAGTTAGCGTTTATAGATGAGGCAAGTGCACTGGCAATGCTGTTAGCGTCTGTCTTAGCTTGTGCATTATTATTGATCACTGCAGCAGCGGGTGTGCTGTGCGTAAAGGTTGTGGTTGAGTTGCCGATGGTCAACAACACCTTATAGTCAACGTTATATGCGACAACGTTAATGACAACAAATGCTTGGTTAGGAAGTGCAGCAGTCGTCGTTGACTTCATCGCCACTTCTTTTGTTTTGTTCAACACGAACGTATAGTCGTTCAGTGTCAAGAACTCGATGTCGTCTGCGGTAGCGTCTTTGAGGTATGCGTTTGACGGTACCTGTGCATCTGTGATAGCACAGCTTGTTACCTCACTGTTGTAGGCTGTATAGGCTGTGGCTTCTGCAGTGACAGCGTTGTCGTAGTTTGTCTTAGCTGTTGTTAGTGCTGTGGTCTTTGCTGTCAGGTCACTAGAGGAGTGTGTAGCTGCTGTTGTGAGGATAGCCTCGTACACACGGAAACCTTGACTTGCAAGATTAGGATGCTCGTCAGTAACCTCAGTTCCTAGTGCGTAGTTTGTAGGAAGTGTAGACGACCCTTGACTAATAATGGTATCGTTATTCTTGACAACATAGTTACCAGAGCTGTCTTCAAGGATGCCAGATGTCAGGTATTCGTTAAGATCACCGACAGGGTATTTGTAGTTGACTTTGAACAGACGTGAGGTCGTATCCTTCTGACCAGCATCGACGACAGCAAACTCATCCTCTGCAGTTTTAAGCAGCTTGAGTTTTGCAGCCGTGTCAGCCACAGCAGTGTTGTATGCCAGCAAGTCTGTCTGCAGGTTTGTGTAGTTACAGCCAGACTGGACGCCTGTGTTTGTGCCCATGTCAACTTTACGTGGACTGCCATCTAGCAGGCTCCAGACACGGAACACGTTGTTGTCATACTGTGCAACATACTTCTCCTGTGCGTCACGCAGGATAGAGAACCACCTACCGCCAGTAGATGCACCTTGCAGCTTGGCTTCATATTTACCGCCTGGACGTTTCAGCATACCCAAAGCGTAGTCCGGGAAGGTATTCACCGCGTCTTTGACTTGACCTGGAAACTTCCGATTGTCAGGTTGTTGTGATATACCTCGCAGGAGGTTAGGGATTCTTTGGGTTACAGAACTCATCGTTTCAGTGCGTTAAAAGGCTGATAGCTTTGATAGAAACTATCCCCGTCTCTGAAACCAAAGAAGGAGATGTCACCTTGATTGAGGTCATACTCCAGTGCAGCAGCACGGGTCATGACTTCCTGCTCTTGCAGAAGGGTGTTGATCTCCTGGTCACCAACCATCTTCACAGCACACATACGTGCGGCACGTGCGGTGATGTAGTTCTGGATAGCAGCAGGGACGTCAGGGAAGTCAAAGAAGTATGTGATGTCTACGTGGATATTTTTGTCGAACGTGTATTTGTGATGTAGTCGATCATACAGTTTCACACCACGCTTGACGACATCGAACTCCCCGTGGTGGTGGTGTTGGTTGATGTCGATCTGCAGTGCATTCTGCGGGTACTTGATTTCTTTGGTGATGTTGTCAGGAGTCAGTTCGATGTTGCGTTCGACGTTGAACATCCAACCTTCTGACTGGCATTGCTTGCTGACCTCACGGAGGGTGTTGACCACGATAGCAACTTCGGGGTTCTGGAGATCCAGAGTGGTGACAGGAGCCTGTCCCACCGAGCTAAGTATTTGATTTACAGCATCCAGTTCGGTGGACACAGCATAAGTAGGAAAGGCCATATCGTAAATAAAAAAAAGGGACCCCGAAGGATCCCTGTATAGAACAACTGAAAAGTATCAGCCGCCGTAACCAGCGTTGTTGGTAGCGGACTGGACGGTACCGAACTGCGCAGGGGCAGTAGCGGTGCCAGCGTACAGCTCAACAGCAGCGGCGGGGTTCAGATAGTCAGCGCCCATGGCGAGACGACCCAAGATCACGTCACCCTGGTAGATGACAGAAACGTCACCACTGGTAACTTGCACCTGAGGACCAATCGCTTCCACGCAGCCAGCAGCTTCGCGTTGGAAGATGAGGCCACAGGAGTTAGCGAAGTTAGAAGCTTGACCGTAATCGTTGTTGATACCGGTCACGCTGTTGCGTCCGTCTTCGATGCCTTCGCCCACGAACGAACCGGTCTCGCCAGGATCAGCGACACCAGGGTTGGTGGCAGAAGCAGTACCATACTTAGTACCGTACTGAGAGAAGAATGGGATGTTCATCGACTTGTAGATCTTGATGCCTGCAATTTCGATGATGCCCTGGCCGCCTTGCAGCGCAGTGCCTTGCTCGTCCCGGTTCACCAATCCGTTGCTGCCAACAGCTTGGATCAGTTCATAGTATTGGCGAGGGTTAAGTACACCCACGCGGCCTTCGGAACTAACACCTTTTTCGTCAAGTGCAGCTGCAGCGTCATAGAAAGCTGCCACAAGTTTGGCAGAATCGTATGCATCAGAAGCAGCAGTACCAGAGGAACCAACACGAATTTGGGTTCCGCCGGGCTCAATGAAAGAGGACTTTTGCACAGGAGACTTAGCCCGAGCACCGCGAGTAATTGCACGGAAGATCAGACGGTCATATTTTTGTGCAAGTGCATAGCCGATTTTTTTTGAGATCTCCGACCTCAAATCGTAGTGAGAAAGTGTTTCATCAAGGTCGTAAACGAATGCACTGGAGATCAGCAGATCGTCAACGGTGATGGTCTTCTCAGCCACCGGAGGTGCGCCGTCGCTGTTACCGAGGATCGCATTTCCGGGGGTGTGATATTCAGCAGTCGTGCGACCGGTGTAGATGAACTGCATTGACTTTCCGTTGGAAAGTGTACGCTTCATCACCATGTCACGGGCGATTGCGTTGTACTCGAAGCCCTTGAACATCTCACCAGAGAAGAGCTTCAGATAAAGAGCGCGGCTATCTGCAGCGCCATTAAGACTACCAGGCCGTGAAAGGCTAGTAGTCAGGTCAGAACTTTGATGTGCCATTGTAAGGAGTAAATAGTATTAACCAACTCCCAAACGTTTGAGAAAATTTTGTAGCAAATTTTTTGTGGTCTATCCCACCGTCTAGACGGCTAATGGGTATCCGCGTACGGGCCAAAAGCCAAAGCAGGGCAGGTCCTACTCCGAGGTGCCTACCCCACAGGCGTGGCTGCTTTCCGGTCAGCCACTCCTTAAACCGTCCTTCGGGCTTTACAGTTGTGGAAAGCTCGTTAATGTATATGTGAGGGGAGAGCTGAGGTCAGGACTTTTTAGTCTTGGCCTTTTTCTCTGCCTGTTTTTTTGTATTGACAGGTCCGTAATAAGTTACGGACGCTTGTGCTTTGTTACTTTGATGCGACATTGCGCTTGACAACGTAGGCAACGCCCCGATAGGTCAGGACGATTTCTTTTTTCTGTGCAGTTTGAGACATGAGAAACTCCAATAACCTTACCCCCCGTTCCATGAGTAAGATGCCTGCGTCCCGAAGGATGAACGTACGGCTGGAGTCTATTTCTTTTTTGCAGTTTTGGCAGAACGTCGGAAGTTAGCAGCAGTGGGCGCACCCTTGCTGCCAGGCTTCCTCATCTTTTCTCCACTGCCAGCGGCAATGCGTTTCCGCTTAGCATGGATGTTGGCATAAAGTCCACGTTTTGCAGGCATGATTAACATTTCCATTTGCGTAGTGCAAGAGCTTTCCGTGTAGGACGACCCTTGCTATCTTTCATTGGTCCTTTCACACCAGACATACGGGCACAGAAAGAACGTTTGCGTGGTCCGCCTTCAGGCTGTGGTGCTTTGAGGTTGGACCCTGTAGCTCTGTTGTATTTACGACGACCGGCAGCAGTCAAGCCACCGGACCGTGATTTGTGTGTACCGATCTTTAGACTTACAGAACGGGTACTACTTTTTGTAGCCTTTGCCACCTTTCTTGCCTCCGCAAGAGCCTTTACCTTTGTGTGCCATCACTTCATCCTGCGGCTACGCAGACGTTTGAAGTCAGCAGCATCAATTTTATTTGGATTGCCAGCTTGACGTGCAATCTTTTTTTGTCCGGCGGTCAGCCGCTTAGCAGGTTTTGCAGCGGTGGTCTTCTTTTTTGGACGGCCAACTTTGTTGCCGTATGTTCCAGGTCCGTAAGGCATGTTAGAAATCTAGGTCAGAGTATTCAAGTTTTTCCATAACTTCCATACGATATGCAGGGTCGCGGTCATAGCGAGGGTCCTGCATAGCACGGACAACTTCAGCCTGGCTGCGGAATGCTTCACGAGGTGCAGCCGCACGGCCTTGCAACATGTCTCCTTCGTATCCCATAGCGTCAGTGTACCTAGCGTTGATAGCTTGTAGTGCGAGATTGATAGCAGCCAAGTTGCCAGACTCAACCAGTCCGTCGTAAGCAGCCACCTCTTCAGGTGATAGGTTTGTCGCTGCCCACGACGTCAGTTGTTCATAGCTTTCTTCACCGCCGACAGAATTATAGATAGAATTTACTTCACCATCAGACAACTCAACAGACTGAGGAGCTGCCGGTTCTTGATCTTGCAGTCGCATGTATGCATCGACAAGATCTTCACTTGACATCTGCTTAAACTGTTCGTAAGTCTCAGGAGTCAGGTCACCAGTCTCTGCAAACTCTTGTTCTGCTGCAGCGATGAAGTCTGCTACAGGATCTTCTGATGGTTCTTCGTCAACATCTGGATACTCAACATCCTCGCCTTCGGTCTCTTCACCGTCGCCAAGTTTCTTTTGCAGTTCCAGGTATGCCTTCTCTAGTTCCTGTGCGTTGCGGTATTTACCAGCAAGCATCTGTTCCTGGTCTGCCTCCATCTGCTCACCGATGGCGAGAGTTTCAGCGTCACGTTGTTCAGCTTGCTGGATTGCTTGTGGATCGTTGCTCGGATCGTATGTAAGAATTTCAGCCATTAAGATTCAGGTGGTGCAAGGGCTTCAGAGATCATCTCCTCAGCATTGGGATTCTTAGTCGGGTCTGCCATAGGCGTTTTCAGCAGTTGTGGTGCCTGTTGCATCATCATCATTTCCTGCTGTTGTTGCATCTCAGCTTCCTTCTCAGCTTGCTGGTCTTGCATACTCTTGACAAGGTTGAGAACATCAATGCCTTGTGCAGCAGCCAGCCGCTTGATAGCTTCGTCGGGATTGAGATACTTCATCATTGCCTCAGGACCCAACGTCTGTGCAATGGTTGTAATGAATGCGGTCAAAGACTCACGGTCTTGGCCGCGACCTAAAGCATTGATACCTGCCACGATGGTTGGGCTGACCAGATCTTTAGGAATCTTGGGCAGTTGTCCAGACCGTTGCAGTACCAACAGCTTTCGGTTGAGGTAAGGGACAAGGAACTCAACAGTCAGCAGAGAGAAAAGTCCACCGAGGCTTTGTTCCAATTCGAGTTGTGTGAGGCGTACCTCTTCGGCAGTTGTGCGTTCTGACTGGCGTACCGTCAGAACAAGAAATGCCTCTGCAATCCTGCGCTCAAGTGTTTGCATCTGCTGTGCCGCCGTAGCGAAGTCAGCAGTCTTACCTACCTGCACAACACCAACATCATCAGGTCGTCCCTGAATAATTGCACCGTTCCCAGCAGCGGCTAGGGTCTGTGCTTTTGTAGTGCTAGAGGGTGAGACAAGGAAAACAACTTTTGCTGCTGCTGCAGAGCCTTCTACGATGGCCTGCGATAGTGCATTCAGTGACTTCAAATCACCGAGGAATTCTTCTACCCTACCTCGTCCATAGTTCTCACCATCAACGGCGTTAAATCTAAGGACCAGCCAGGGTGATGCATCCTTTGGTGACTTACCATCACTGCCAGGAATCTTCTTACCAAAGACTTCCTGATGCCATACCCATCGATTGTTGTCCAGACGGACGTGAGTGAATACCTCACAGTCGTCTCCCATTAGTGAGCTGCCTTTCTTCTCTACGTCGTTAAGGGCTTTGCCTTGTGTCTCGACGAGTTCAGGTGGCAGCAGTTTTTTGTTGATTAGTTCTTTGGTAACAATCTCAATTACGTTGCCGTTGCCATCACGGTCTACAACGTAGCGGCTCAATGGATAATGCTTGACACCATCCTTACTCATATACATCAGAGCGTTACCACCGACCACCAGATGCTTGATAGCTTGGTGAACACTGACACGATCTGTTGACGCTGCGATGGAGTCCATCACCATGCGTTCAATTTTAGAAAAGCTGAGATCAAGTTCAGACCTGATCTCTGCTGGCAGCTCAGTGCCAAGCTTGTCATCTCTAATTTGTAGTTTGAAAAACGTGGTCTGTGGAGGCAGAAGAGCAAGCATCAATTTAGATGCAAGCGTCACAACTGCTTTGGCTCCCACGCTTTGCCAGGGTTGTATAAGAGTTTTATGGGTCGGCCTCATCTCATCACGTTGGATGAGGTAAGGCAGTGTAAGTTCAGAGCATTGAACAGCTACGTCAAGAAACGTTTGGCGGCCACTTGTTAGATAATTGTACCTAGTTTGTGCGGTCATTTATTTAACCAAGGTTAGTTGAACCACCTGAGGTACCAGGCATATTGACGTTTGGATTCAGTTTGATGCGAAGCCTGCTCATGTTAGAACGCTTCCGTCCTTTAATTGACTTCGCAGTTTTGATTCCCTGGCTCACATCATCGTAGGATGACTTGACCTGGGTCGGTTGGTACATGACATCTTGACCAGGCTTCGGTGGCTCAGGAATCTTTGCAATCATCCTTTCCATAGATGCTTGCTGAGCCTTGATCATCTTGTCGGCTTGGGCTTGTGCAGCGGCGTTAGCTTCGCGCTGCATCTTTGCATAATCGGGCTTACGTCTACGACACATAGTTAGGGTTCCTTTATACGTTCACGTATCCAGTCAACGATTGAGCATTGACCAGAGCGATACATGATTTGGTTAATAGGTGTATCTGGGTTGGGCTGAACCGGAGGAAACTTATCCTCCAGCTCCTCCACCAACCTCTCCACAGTCAAACCAATGTTAAGCATATTGGGGTAGATCGTTGTTACTGTGTTCAAAGAAAGCTGGAACACGGGATGCCTTTGTAAATGACAGCTCAGGAGCTTTGCCCTCATACATCAGACGATCACTGGAATCCATCCAAAATTTTTTGTTCAAATGTTTGGTCGGGTTGTCTGCAGACAGAGGCTGCAAGACCCAACTCATAGTTGCCTTCCTGAGACGATCAAGAGAAGGACTGATGTTATACCCCAGCTCAGTATGAACCAGACTATTGGTAGCCACATGAATTTGTTCATCTCTGGAAATATCTGCGCTGACAGTTCTCATGCCAGCGTCACCAAGAGCGCGAAAGAGTGGTAAAAGAACGAAGAAAATCGCACGCTCGGCAACCATCGCCTTTGTGATCGTGTGATCTGGATGCGAAGTCCAAGCTTCACGAAGCCGAAGGGCTTCAGCCTCAGCCTTCTCATCAACCCCGTGAGCCATGGCAATGAAACCAAGTGCGAGGTCATGTTTTTCTTCGTCCTTGACGTTGGACACGAGTAGTTCACGCGCCAACTCTGGTACTTCAGTGGCAAGAGCTTCATTGATAAAATCTCCCACAGGCAGTTCCATGTGACGCAAGGCAAGGGCACGTTTCAATACATCGTGTGCCCCTTCCTTGATCGTACCAGCAGTTGTTTGTACTGGCGTCCATGTTCTTTTTCGTTCGATTAGTTTCTGATACGGGTTCATTCTTGACAGTCGCAGGTTTGTTCTTCATTAAGAATGTCTGCAAGGTACTCATCAACGTCCGACTGAAGCGCAGCATAAACATCTGACTTATCTTGGGTGTCTGGCATCACTTGCAAACTGTAGTAAAGGGAGGTTTGCGGAGATTCCAACCACTCTTCGATAAAGGCTTCGTCATATGTAACGACATCACTCCAACTGTTGAAGCTATACCCGTGAAGAAGTCCCGTGCGGTCGAGCATGGTCATGATGCCATCGGCAACACGTTTGTAGTTTGCCCAACCAACTTCTGATGCGATTTCTACATCGCCATATTCGTATGTCTCGACACCAAAGGTGCCACTATCTCTGTCTACTGTACGCCCGACAGGCGGAGCGATTTCTGGTGTGCAAGTATAACCATCCAGATCCTTGCTCCGATAACTGCAGGAGGCAGTGGGCGCGATAGCAAAGGCTCGAACCATATTATGAGACCTAGCCATTGCTGCGGCAGACTCAATACCAACGTGGAATTGATGGACCAATTCATAGGCTGCTGTGCGTACCACTTCGCCTGCATTGTGCTGGTCCAAAGCGATACCGAACTGTTCATACGTTACTCCGTACCGCCGTAGGAGATTTGCCAATCCCAACATTCCGAGTCCGACTTGTCGATCGGTTTCGGGCGGGAGATACTCTCCTGAATCGCCAACGCCAGTTTTAGCATGGAGGGTACACAACTCCGACATGCCCTGAACAAAAGCTCCTGGGATTTCGTCGAACTCACAGGCACCAGTATTGATGTGCTGCAACAAGCAAGTTCCGCGTGAGGGCAGGTACACTTCCAAGCACACGTTACCTCGGATCCGGTTTCCTTCGTTGTCATACTTTACTTTGTTGAGCCAGACATCGCCAGCTTTGATGGATTGAAGTAGTTGTTCCTTAAACGTGCACGACCGCCACCAACCTTCAGTGATGTTGATGCATCGTTTGACCCATGGCAGCTCATGACGAGGTGTTTCAATAAACTCAAGGGCATCAGCGTGACAAAGATCAAGGTGGCACACAACAGCACCGTTTTTATACACGCCGCCGCGACGGAGGATCTCATTTAGTGTCGAGTAGATTTTTGCAAAAGAGACTGGTCCAGATGCAACCAATCCTTTACCATTTTCTGAACCTTTGGGTCGCAGTTCCGACAAGTGGACCGCGCAACCTGCTCCGAAACGTAAAGCATGTGATACAAATCGCCAGCTTGCTTCGATTCCATCTGGACCCTCCATAGAATCCTGGACAACAAATACCGTGCACGAAACCGGCAGTCGGGACGTTGGATCATCCATCCAAGATTGGACACGTCCGGTGCGAGAAATTACTGAGGTGGTCATTCGATAATCAAATCAAGAAGATACGGTTCTTTATAGTTTGGACCTTTCATGACCTTTCCGTCAGGTCGATAGATAGGTCTGCCATTTGCATCCAACTTAGACATGTTGGATTCGTGGACCCGTTGCATGGCTTCGTCCAGGTCCCACTCCTGTGATGCAGCAAATTGATAGCAAACATATACAAGGTCTGCTAGTTCTTTGAGCTGCTCACAATCATCTTTCATGTGGTAGGCCTCATGGAACTCAGACCATTCCTCATCGATCAAAGCTTTCTGAATGCCTCTTTCCGCTACCCCAGTCATCAACATATACGCTGAGCGGAACTGTTCGGCCATCGTCATCAGGCTGCGATGAATGTAGGAGTTCATTTTCAAGATAGTGGATAGCTTTTTTAAGGTCTTGAGTCTTGGTATTATCACCTTTGAAACCGGCTCTGCAAATATACTTAATTGCGTTGCCGAGGTGATAGTTGAGTTCTTGGTCACGGATAAAATCCCATACCTCTATTGCTCCTCGGGTGTAGTGAGCAGGGGATTGTTCGGCCATTTCTTAACCAGGTTTGTAACAGTGTTGGTCAGGCAGAAGTTCTGCCGTTGTAATGCAAGGTAGACAGTGATGATGTCTTTGCGGTCTGCAGTCTCTAGGAGATCTTCAAGCTGTCTCAGTTTGAACTGCTGCTCCATCGTCAGTTCGACTACTGGTGGAGGTGGGAAGCCATGGTATGACTCTTCTTTCGACTGCATCATAATCAGTATGCTGTAGGATTTTTGCGAGACGTGCGTTCATCAATGCAGTGTCTTCATCCAATTCTTTGGACTTGAATGCTTTGACAACTGTGTCCCATGTGTAGCCATCTTTTTCAAGCAAGTCGATAGCACGTTTGACACCGACACCAGGCACACCGCTGTAACCATCAGTCTGGTCACCGGCAAGTGTCTGAATCAGATGCCACTTCCTACCCTCTTCCTCTGTGATGTCCACAGTTTCTTTGAGGTCATACAACCTGCCAGGGATCTGGCGCATGTCTTTGTCAGGACTGACAATGATGTTGCCAGGTTCATGTGTTGCAAAGATACCCATGGCATCGTCAGCTTCCAGCTCGGGGATCCGAACGACTTTGTAAAAGGCACTTAGTTCTGTGATAACTCGCTTGTAGCCACAGGGCTTCTTACGATTTCGATGACCCTTGTAATCTGTGTAAATTTTTTTCCTAAAATTTTTAGAGTCACTGAAGAACAGAACAGGCTCTGCGAGCATGAATTCTGAGCGAATCTTGACGATCTCACGTTCAACTGCAGCGTATGCCTCGCTGAACTTGCTAGTAACAACAATCACGTCGTCACCGAAGTCAATCTCCGATTCTGCTGCTGCACAGCACTTGTAGACAATGAAGTCAGCGTCGATGAGCAGTTTCATTTTGAGTGGTACCAGG